ACTGACTTCTTCCTTGATGGCGGTAACTGGAGCACTGGCGCTGGTGGGTATGAGGGAACTGCCGACGGCGGAATCTTCTCAGAAAACATCGATCTGATTGCTGACGGTGGAGACTTTAAGGCTGGAATTGGCGCTGAGACCTCGGAGATATTTGACGGTGGTGACTTCAAGACTGGTGACGTGATCGTGGATCTGCCCGTTGACGGCGGAGACTTTACTACAGGTGGTGGAGGTAATGATGAAGGTATAATCGACGGAGGAGAGTTCGTTGTGTGATTAAGGTATCCTAACTGGAGTCGTTTTGCCCTACTGACAATGACAGTCCCTAATCCTAGGAGCAAGCTTCTTCCAGCAAGAGGCAACCTTGCAGATCTCCAGTTTCTCGTAGAAGATATCCTGGAAGGGGAGATGTGCTATGCATACGACGAAGATCAGTATTACCAGAAAGAAGGTGGCATTTTAATTCGAGTAGGCGCTACTAAGGCTCAAGGCGAACTAGCTGACACAGCGCTTCAAGACGCACCTAGCGACGCAAAGCAGTACGGCCGATCGGGTGGGCAATGGGTTGAGATTGATACCACAGATACCGGCGCAGTCGGAGAAGGCCTTGAGGGCGAGTTCCCTTATTACGAAGCTGATGGTCGAGTCCTAGCCAGTGCAGGCCAGGGCATGACCTATGACCCTACCGCAGGCCGGTTATCCGTCGCCGAGCTTGAGGTTACTGACTTTAACGTAATCGGAACATATCAGACTGACGCTCTTGAAATTACCGGACTGGGCCCCGCTGTCATCGAATCCGGGTCTGACATAGTACTTAACCCGGCCGGAGTAACCAGGAACAGTAGCACCTTGTTCAAGGATGTGGCTGATCCAGTCGATGGCCAAGATGCTGCAACAAAGAATTATGTAGACACCCTTGTCTATGCAACCGTTAGCACTTTCCCAGTCAATCGATACACGATGGATCCAACTCAGGAGGTAGACAAATGGGCTGTAGGCGGCCCAGGCATTCTTACTGGTACGCAGAACCCATCTCTCGTACTTATGAAGGGGTTTGTCTATGAATTCGAGAACACCTTGACCTCGGGCGGATCTCCCTTACTGATCAAGACTACTGCGACGTCTGGAACTGATAACCAGTACGACACTCAAGGTAAGTGGGTTACAGGAGATCCTAATGGAGTTGTGCGCTTCGAGGTTCCGCATGACCTATTCATTGCTACCCTCTACTACGTCGACCAAGGTAACGGCGGCAGGTGGGGAACGCTCCTCATTCATCCCAGGAATTGATCATGTCCACTGAAAGAAAGACAGTAGTAACCCTTCACAAAGGAGTCGACGGCCACCGCTTCATGGAGGAGATGGCTGACAAGAGAGGGTCTGGCGCAATCCCTGACAGGTCTGTTCAGATCTGGAATGAAAAGCCAGAATCGATATCTAATTACGACTTCGTTCTTTCTTCTGAAGAAGCTGCCCAATTGAAGTCTGATCCTAGGGTTAGAGAAGCCAGGTGGGGTACCAAGAAAGAGCTTGGCATCTTTGCTGCTTCGAACGTATACGAGCCTCCTAGGGACTACAGCAGGGTCTCTAATGCTGGCAGCGAGTATTACAACTGGGGTCTTGCTGCTTGCGGGAATGATGCAGGCGATGTCTATACTTCTAACCAGTTTGAGAGGGAATATGTCAACGGCTACAACTTGACGGGAAAAGATGTAGACGTTATAATCATGGATGATGGGGTAGAGACAACTCACCCAGAATGGATTGACAATGAGACCGGCTTTACGCGATTTCAGTTCATCAACTGGCCGATCGCTGCCGACTACCCTTTAGCAGTCCAGGATAGCGGATACTACACAGAAAATACGGGTGGTCATGGAACTCTCTGCGCAAGTGTAGTTGCGGGCAGATTGTACGGCTGGGCCAAAGCAGCCCGCATCTATTCGATGGCCTGTTATGACAACTTCGGGCCCACACCCAACTGGATGTTTGGACCAAGCATAGCTACGAACTTGATGCGAGGTTTTCATGAAAAGAAAACCACCGGCCGACCGACTGTCGTGAACGCCTCGTGGGCTTACTTTATTAATTGGGATTTTAACGAATTCGTCTACAGAGGTCAAACCTACCAGAGAAGCGATGGCAGCTATCCTAGCTACAACCCGGATGTGACAAAGGCTATGATGTCGGGTCGCCACCCAACGAGGGTAACTTCCCTTGACTCTGACATTGAAGATCTAGTCGCCTCTGGAGTTCATGTTGTATCGACGGCCTGCAATGACTTTAACTATATTGACCAGGTTGGTGGTATTGACTGGGACAACAATCATGACCTATATTATGCGAGCACGATTCATTACTGGTGCCGAGGCAGTACTCCTGGAAACTCCGACGGTGTAACGACGGTTGGCAGCGTTGATACAAGCCGCTGGGTGGACGATGGAATAGTTAAGGATCAGATGCACTTCTCAAGCGGCCGCGGGCCAGGTATTGACATCTGGGCTCCTGGAACGTATATCGCCGGGGCTATGTCTACAAGGAATGGTTTCGAGTCGGAGAATCCGCAGCCCTATCCTGCAAATCCAGCCTTCAAGATGTGCAAGCTAACGGGAACCAGTTTTGCAGCTCCACAGGTGACTGGGATTTTGGCTCAGCATCTGCAGCTCAATCCAAACATCACTCCAGCAGAAGGCAAGAAGTGGTTGAAGGACAATGCTGATAAGGATCGGCTTTATGACGGAACTCTTGGGGCTACTGAACTCAACTATAGCAACCACAAGGCCTTGAATGGAGCAGCAAACTTATTCCTGAGAAACCCCTATCAAGACGGAGTATCAGAGAAGTACTCGGGCGATATCAGAGTATCTAAGCAGTAAGCCTTGGGTATCCTAACGGCAGCCCGACTAGCTCCATGCCGATTCCAGCGCCTAGGAATAAATTGCTGCCAGCTCGTGGCGATTTTTCAGATCTTGACAGCAATGTACAGGAGCTCCTTGATGGCGAGATGTGTTACGCCATCGACCAAGATCAATATTATCAGAAAGAAGGTTCTATCCTTGTTCCTGTTGGAGCCACTAAGGCACAGGGCTTACTCGCTGATTCGGCACTGCAAGACGCTCCTTCAGATGGTGTGCAGTACTGCAGAAAGGATGGGATCTGGTCTGAGGTCGTTTCCTCTGGCGGTGGTGGTGGTGGAGACGGAGAAGGTTTAAGCACAAGAGCTACCTACCTTGCATCCAGCGGCTCAATCGCTCCAGGAGCGTCTGCGAACATTGTTTTACCTGGCTTCACGACTTACGCCTTGTACTCGATTGAAGTCTCAGGACCAGCGTGGGTAAGGCTTTATATCAATGGCTCTAAAAGATCTGCAGATTCGGGTAGGAGTAGAGACAATGACCCTACTGCTAACTCCGGCGTAATCGCTGAGATCATTACCACCGGTGCAGAAAAGGTTGAATTCGGTCCAGCCGTCCTTGGTTACTGCTCTACAGGAACCTTGATTCCAGCAAGGATAACAAACCTAGCTGAGAGCGGATCTTCTTCAAGTATCATAACCGAGGTTACCATCCTGAAATTGGAGGCGTAAAGTGAAGGATCAACTATTTGAGTGTATCGTAACCCTCCACAGAAGAGAGGATCTAGAAGAATTCTATCATGACATGGAGACGCCTGGAGGGAACCTGTACATCCCAGATAGGTCTGTCGACGTAGACAAGAGAAGGCCTACCAGTCGAAATACTCACTACATGTTGACTGCAGAAGAGATGCGTACGGTCAAAAACGACGACCGGGTCTGGGACGTGGACCGACTAGATCTCCGCCCCAGACCACAACCTGACTGGTATGCAGAAGATCAGAGATACACCAAGAACACCGTTAAAGATTCTTTCGACAAAAACTGGGGTAACTATAGGCACGTCATAGACAGTCCAATTCCCCAATGGGGTTGGAACGGAACAGCTCCAACTCAAATTGTCGACAACCGAATCACGGCCTCAGGTAAGAATGTTGACGTTCTTATTGTCGATGGGCACATGCGCCCCACTCATCCAGAGTTCGCAGTAAACCCGAACGGAACAGGTGGTAGCAGAGTTGTCCAGTACAACTGGTTTCAAAACGACGTTGGCTTCGGTACTGGCACGTACAACTACAACACCTACACCTCTTATGGTGCTAATCATGGCTGCCATACTGGCGGCACTACAGCTGGAAACTCTCAAGGCTGGGCTCGAGATGCAACTATCTATAACATTAATCCGTACGAGACAGAAAACCCGAACGATGGAGTTCTTGGTTACAGCGACTCGGTAATGTGGGATTACATTCGTGCGTGGCATAACTCTAAGCCAATCAATCCGGCTACCGGTCGTCGTAACCCTACAGTAAGCAACCACAGCTACGGCACTAAGGTTCAGGTTACTGGTAACCGTACCGGTTATTTCTGGCCGACGAGAGTCCTCTACAGGGGCAACATAGTCACGGAGCCGGGCCCAGAGGGAACGATCATCGGCGCTGATACTTATAAGGGAATGAATATCAAGTCTCAGGGCGCACAGGTTGAATGTCAGTACTACTTCTCCAGTCATTTTGCGGATGTTCAGGACGCGATTGCCGACGGTATCATCTGCGTCGCCTCGGCGGGTAACTTAGGACAAAAGATTGTAACAG